TGCCGAGTCCGGGGGTCTCTACTTCGTCACTCGCGTAACGGGCGCACCGGCCGGGTACGTCTGGCTTCGGGTTTTCTACGCGGGCTCGGCGGGTGCGCCAGTGCTGGCGAATAGCTTTATCGTGCTGGACGTCTACGCATGGGGCGTCTGATGCCTGCCAACAGCTTTCAACGACGAGAAGGGTCTGACTCATGAGCTATGCCGACATCGCAGCACTGACAAAGGATGCCGAGTTCAGTGATCGACTCGGGGCGGCGCTCTGTTCCGAGGCCGCGCCGAAGAGCGACGAGCTGTCCGAGCAGATCTTGCGCAGCCCGGTCTACGGGACGCAGCTCTTTATGCCGCTCGTGTCTGCCGCCCCTGGCTTCGCTGACGCCTACGCGGGCGGCGGTCAAGAAGCGATCGACGACGGGATGATTCTTAGTGCGGTACAAGCAAGCTGGGATCGAGTGGCGGGGTTGCTGCCGCCCGCAGTATGAGCCCGAAGCTGCGCGATCGACCGCCGATCGAATTCGTGATCATCGTCTTCTCGTCGACGGTCTGCGTCGTGGTGTTCATGCTCGCGCTCGCGATCGTGCTCGCTGGCACGCTGACACCGAACACTGACGAGAGCTCGCGCTATCTACAGGTACTGATCTCGATCGTCGCGACACTGCTGGGCGCTCTGCTGGGACTGTTGGCCGGTACACGCATCCAGCCGCCGGCGGAAAGGAGAACCGATGGAACCGAGCGAACGACGCTGGGCGGCCAGTGATTCCGATTATCGACTGATCTGGTTGCATCTGGAACGACAGCGAGACGTGTCTGTCGGCTTCGTGCGTCTCGACGACGATCGAATCGTGCGCGTCGGCGAAGATACGGAGGGCGAAGATGTCGACGAGTGACGACTTTCGCGCTGCTGTCAGCATGCTGCGCGGCTGGGGGTTCCGAGTCACCGAGTGGTCGGGCTGCTACGGGCGCAGCAACGGCGGCGGCTGGTCGGTTGGTCGCCCGGTCGGGCACGTCAATCATCACTACGTCTGTTCGCTGAACCCGGATCAGGGGTATATCAACAACCTGGTCAGCAATCTCGCGAACGGGAGCGTCGTCAACTGGTTCGCAGACGTGCACGGCGTCGCATATCTGATCGGCACCGGGCCGATGAATCACGCGGGAACGGGCAATCAGAGCGTGCTCGATCGCACGCGCAACGATCAGCCGCCGCCGAGCAACCCGGCCAGCTCGGCGGGCTCGATCTCGGGAAACTCGCATTACAGCGGCACCGAGGCGCAGCATCCCGGCGATTCGACGCCGTGGCCCGCTCCCATGCTCGATGTCGTGGTCGCGATCAACGCAGCGGAGTTCAACGTCTGGGGCTACAGCGCGAATCGAGCGATCAACCACAGTGAGTGGTCGAATCGCAAGATCGACATGAGTGCTGGCGGCGGCGTCAATTCGGGCGGCTGGTCTGCTGCCGAGCTGCGTCGTCGAGTAGCTGCACAGATGAGCGGCACGACGAGTCCCACCCCGCCAGAACCCGAACCAGCACCCGAGCCAGTCACGGAGGACGACGAGATGATGCAACTACTGAAGATCGCTGGCGGCGACGGGAAGATCTACGCCGCAAGCGTCACCGGCCGACGCTTCTACTACATCGGCAGCCCGGACTCGCTGTACGCGAATCAGCTCGCGGGCACGTACTCGAAAGAGATCAAAGAGATCGACAGCGGTCAGATGAACCATGTTCGCTGGGCTTGTCAGCTACAGGCTGACGACGACCCAGCTACGCCCATCCCGTAGCGGCTGGTTCTGCGCCAGAACGACGAGAGCAGCTCGACGCATCATCGCGTCGAGCTGCTCTCTTTCGTGTCTTAGGCGCGCTCTGGGGCGCTTCTGTCACTGCTGATAGTTGACGAGCTTGCACGCGTCGGCGAGCGTCGAGAGATCGAGCGCCGCTGCTGTCGGGCACGCGTCGAGCACGCTCTCGCGCAGCGCTTCGTATCGCGCGATCGTCAGCACAGCGAGCAGCGACGCGACGAGCGCGACAGCAGCTAGCGCGACGACGCTCGATCTCTCGCTCATCAGTTGTGCGTGAACATCGGCGGGACGATCGTCGCGTCGAGATCGCTTCGCGCGAAGATCTCCGTGAGTCGTCGAGCTCGCGGGCTGCCCGGCTCCGCTGGCATCATGATCGCTGCGTCGACGACGTTGTGCAGCAGCTCGACGACGATCGCGTCTGTGATGTCGCGCTTCTCGTTCGCTTCCCAGCCGCCCGGATCAGCAGGGTCGCCGTCTGTCCAGTCGGGATCGAACGGCGTCTCGCGCATGATCTGCCGCAACGCGTTCGGCATCGTGCCCTCGACCATGATCGGTCGCTGCGTGGGCTTCCACTTGACGCGTCGAGCTCGACGACGATACGGCTGCACGAGCATGCGCAGCTCGCCGCTTCGATCTGCGCACTCGCTGACGAGCGTCTCTTGAATCCAGCCGTTCTCGATCCCGTCGAAATGCTCGACCACGTCTTGCATCTCGCCGGGCCGCCACAGCTTACCCGTGCGCGGGTTGACAGGCGTCGTCGGCTGATAGCCGTCATTAGCGATCGCGACAGCGTCGAGTGCAAGCCCGCCGACGAGGGTGCGCGTGACAGCGAGTATCTCGTCGCGAATATGGTGCGCGAGCATTACGACGATGATCTCTTCATCGCCTCGCATGCCGATGATCGACGGGTGAATCATGCGCTCTTCGCTGACGCAGGTATCGGCGAGCATGCGCACTCGCTCGCTGACGTCGTCGAGCAGCTTGTCGAGATCGATCACTCTCGCCCCGCCTTCCTTTCGAGTCGTGCGTGCTGCTCTGCGAGATCGTCGTCCAGGCCGTCATGCTCGCGCGGTGATCGATGCTCGTCAGCGATGCGACGCGCCATCTCGCGAAGCTGCGTCTCGCTGATCGACTCATATGGCGAGCTGATCACCATCACGCCGGTCGGTTCGAGTGCTTCTGCGATCTCACTGACACGATCCCAGTCGCTGATCTGTCCGCGCAGCTCGACGCCCTCGCCGCGCACGGTGATTCGAAAGCTCATGATTCCTCTTCGGTGATCGGCGGCAAGTTGCTGTCGCACAGCGGGTTAGCGCACTCGACGACGATCGTGCCGTTGCCGCAGTCGCGAACGACTCGCGTGCTCATCCCGCAGACGGGGCAGACGATCGATTGACGCGGTATCGCGCCGCTGTCAGCATCTCGCCCCTTCGCTGTGCGCCCCTCTTCGTTGCGCGCGTTCCCGGCTCGACGCTCGCTCATGCTTTGTACCCCTTCACTCCTGACAGCGCGTCTGCGACAGCGTCGTAGCCGTGCGCAGCCTTGCGGTGCTGCGTCATGCCTTGACCGGTGTCGATCTGCTCTCGACACTCGGGGCAGATCTTCGGGATAGCTGGCTTCTCGTCGGAGCGATGCTCCTGCCAGATATGCGCGACGAGGATATTGTTCTTGATCTGTCGCTTGCAGACAGGGCACGACTTCGTCGGATGCTCGCGCACTGGCTCACTGACGGGCGGTCGTCCCGGCCCGCGCTTCTTGTCGAGCTCTGGGAGCTGCCCGACGCCGACGAGCAGCTCTTGCAGCTCGACGATCGTCTTGCTGTGCGTCTCGCAAAGCTCTAGCAGCTTCAGAGCGGGACGTGACTCACCGCTGACGATCCCGATCGTGAAGCTGTGCTCCGCGGCCGTCTGGATCATGCCGTCGTCCCAGCACATGTCGCACCAGGTAAGGAGTTTCACTTCGCGCATGTCAATTACCCTTCTCGTAAAGTCGTTTAACCCCGGCGTACATCGTTTGCATGCGAGCTTCGCTCTCGTCCATTCGTCGCTCGCTGCGTCTGATCGCGCGTCGACTGTTGAACATCCAGACAGCGCTCATGATCCAGATGCCCGTCGAGATGCCCAAGATCCACGCGTAGTACTCACCCATCGGCGGCGGTGTCCTCGACGAGCACAGCGAGAATCGATGCGAGTCTGATCTCGTCGCGATCGTGACCGCTCAAACGTCCCAACCCCTTGATCAGATACCCGTCCGCGTAGTCATACCCGCTGCTGACCTGCTCGCCAGTGCGCGACAAGAAGCGCGTGCGAATCGTCTTGCATCGCCCACAGAGAAGCTGTGATTCGTACTGGTTGTATTGGGCGATCCAACGAGCGGTGTACGGACGCCACGAATGACCGAAGTCGCGGCATTGAACCTGTGTCAGATCCATCGAGCGCACAGCAGCTCGAACGTCTCTCGCCGCAACAGGAGTCGGGTCGATCTTCGCTGTCTTGCTCGGGACCCGCTTGGCCGCAGTGCGCGCCGTGGCCGTGGCCGTAGCCGCCGGCGGTGCGGGCTTGGTGGCCGGGACCGCTTTGGCCTTCGCGTTCCCGTCTCGACGAGCTCGTGCAGCTCGTGCCTTGCGATCTTCTGCTGTCGTCATACGTGTGTCTCCTTCTGGATCTTGTAAACGCCTGAGAGCGACAACCCGGTTACATTGCCGATCTTTCGTGCACTGACATAGTGCGAACGCAGCTCGCGGAT